TTTGCTGCTCTCTGTAAAACTTTAACAGCACCTCTCTTACCAAAATTTACAAGCATATCAAAATATATATGCCTTAATCGAGATGGTATTTCATCACACTTACCTCGTCTCCAATAATCTGTATGATATATATGTTTAGCTTGTTCTTTTGTTAAATTTTTAATATCGGTATCTGGATAAAACTTTTTGGTAATACCATATTTAGTTTCACCACCTCTATCATGTGGATCATTCACATAACCACCTTCATGTTCTAATACTTTTTCTATAATTTCGTTAAATGTTGTTAACTCTGACATTTAAAACCTCTTTTTTGTATGTTTTATAACCAATTCATATATAAATATATACAAAACAAAAAAACCCTCAATATTTTATTAAGGGTTTTAATGTTGTGATACGATTGTGTGGTTTAAATCTTTTTAGAATTCTAATATAGCGTAATCATATCTTAAAGTTACTGATATTTCAGCTGGATCACTTGAACTAAAATCTAAATCATTAAAATTAGCTGCTGTAATAAAAGCACCTTTTAATGTCCATTGTTCAACTACATCACCAACTGGTCCTAAAACTTTAATTAAAACATCTTTTTTATAAAAATCTGAATATCCATCTCTACCAGTAACTGATTCATGAGCTAATCTAACCCATTCCATAACTGCTTGTGCAGCTGATGGAACAACTGGATCATATAAAGTCATTTCAATAGTTTCCCAAGTAGCTTTTCCTTTTACAAACCTTTTTACATTTAAATGATTAAGTTCAACCTCTTCAAATGATATAGAAGGTCTACCTGTTGTTTTAATTAAATATGCTGGAATACCATCTATTGACATCACAAAACGATTTTTCAGTTTTGGTTCAAATGGTGTAAACATCGCCTGATTTGCATCAATTAAAGTTGCCATACTTTTTCTCCTAATATTTAAGTGTTTTACATACTATTAAACACATAAGTTTTCATATATAAATATTAAAAAAGACAAAAAAAAGGGATTTATATTTAAATAAATCCCTTAATTTGTATTTTTTTATTATTTCTTATTCAGGAAATGCTGCACCTGTAGGTTGTATTGTAAAATCTAACACAATAAACTCAGCAGTTTTGGTAGGTTGTAAGAATAATTGCCCATAAAGGATATTCCTATCTACAACATCTGGAGTATTATTTGTTTCATCCATTACAACTTTAAAAGCATTTAATCCACTTTGTGATTGAATTTGTTCCAAGAATGGATTTGCTATATTCATGAATCTCTCTCTAGTCTGAGCAGTATTCTGTTCAAACACAAGATATCTTGAAGAGGCTGCAATAAACTTCTTAACTTTAATCATTAGTCGTCTTACATTTACTCTATCTAAAGCACTTGCTTTTTTCTGTAATGTTTTTTGACCCCAAACTACAACACCTTGTCCAGGAAATGTAGCTATTGGATTAACATTTGATTCATATAATTCATCTCTATTACTATGTGTTAACTTCCTTGCTGCTTGAACAACACCAGATATAGCACCCCTATTTAAACCAGCTGGTGCGAACCAAGGAGCTGCTATTTTATCATTCTGAGCATATATTCCACCCATTACTACTGAAGGTGGCACCCATACATTTTGACCTAACTGTGAATCTGATGTTTGAACCCAAGGCCAATAAGTAGCTGCATAATTTGAATTCATAGCTTTTGCTTGTGTATTAGCATCTGCTACACTAGTTACACTATAATCAACACCATCAACTACAACAAAAGCATCACCTCTAGCTTCACAAACATCTATCGCTTTTGTTACTACTGATGTATGATTAGCAAGATTTCTAAATATACCAGGTAATAACATTAAATTAAAATCATATTCATCAGCATTTGATAATAAATTAAGAGCTTTTGTATATTGTTCTTTTACCGCAGCAACACCTAAATTAAATCCTTGTGCATTAGCATTCACAATATTTTCATTAAGACTTAATGGATGAGTTATAGTTCCATCTGAACCACCTTGAAATGCTCCAGCATATGAACCACTATTTGAACTACTATGGAATGTTGGTAATGAAGCTGTAAAACTAGCATCTCTAATATTACCATTTTCATCAATATAATCTACTGTATCATTAATATCTGATACATAAACATATTTAGATTTTGTTGGATAATCTCCACTAAAAGTTAAATATGGATCAATCGCTGTTCCAGCCATACTAATGTATTGAGTACCAATAACTTTACCAATATAATTTGATTGATTTGGATCTAAACTCACATCATTCCAAGTTTCAAGGATTTGTTTTCTTTTCATTGAATCATCACCTTTTCTGATGACAAGAGAAAATGTACCTTTTTTCTGATTAAGACTTCCTATTTCCCATCTTATATTATCTTTTGTACCAGTTGATAATACTTCATTTGTTCCAATTGTACCATTATTGTTTAATATTGCACCATCACCAATACTATTTAATTTGAAAGCATTTGTAAATACACCTGCATTATAATCCCAACCACCTGCTAATTGTTTTAATGTCATTTTTGAGGATCCTCCGCGTTTACCTTCTACTAAAACTAATGTATTACCTATATTAGAACCACCAGCAGTTGCTGGATTAATTGTACTTGATGACATAAATCCAGCTAAACTTGAAGTAAACCCTACTAAACCAGCAACATGACTAGCTGATATTCTCAAATTATGTAATGAACCACTATTATTAACAGTATTTTTAAATGAAATTGCTGTATTAGTAACATTAGATCCAGTTACAACATATAAATTAGTTGCTGTATTTGAATGTACTGCTGCAGATTCACTTGTAAAATTAAATGTCACTCCACCAATAGATGCTGAATAACCTAATAATGCATTATTTGTAAATAATAAACTACCAGTAGATTTAACACCACCACCAACGACAGATGGATCTATGGAAGCAGATACAGTAGCCGAAGCTCCAGAATAACTAGCACCCATAACTCTAACAATTGTAAGCCTACTACCATGTCTTAAATAATTTTCAGCTGTAGTTGATGTTAGATATTGATAATATTGACTTCCACTTTTAAATGTATCACCAAATTTTTGTTGATATTCCGAATATGAATTTACAACTGTTGGAACTAATGCTGGACCTTTAACAGTAGGTCCTATCACTACAGCTCCAATGTCACCAATAGCTGCTGGTAAAAAGGAAGCATCTACCTCTTTCGTAAAAACACCCGGTGAAACTATTTTTTCTGCCACTTAAATTCTCCTATTTCTTATTCAGGAAATGCTGCACCTGTAGGTTGTATTGTAAAATCTAACACAATAAACTCAGCAGTTCTTGTAGGTTGTAAGAATAATTGTCCGTATAAGATATTTCTATCTACAACATCTGGTGTGTTATTACTTTCATCCATTACTACTTTAAAAGCATTTAATCCACTCTGTGATTGAACTTGTTCTAAAAATGGGTTAGCAATATTCAAAAATCTCTCTCTTGTTTGAGCTGTGTTTTGTTCAAATACTAAATATCTAGAAGAAGCTGCGATAAATTTCTTAACTTTAATCATCAATCTTCTTACATTCACTCTATCAAGAGCTGATGTTTTTTTCTGTAATGTTTTTTGACCCCATACACATACTCCCTGACCTGGGAATGTTGCGATTGGATTAACATTTGAATCATATAAGGCATCTCTATTTGCATGAGTTAATTTTCTAGATGCTTGAACAACAGTATCAAGTCCTCCACGATTCAATCCAGCAGGAGCGAACCAAGGAGCTGCTATTTTATCATTAAATGAATAAATACCAGCCAATACAACAGAAGGTGGCACCCAACAATATCTACCTAATTGATTTTCATTTATTTGAACCCAGGGCCAATATGTTGCTGCGTAATTTGTATCTCTTGTAGCAGCTTTTGTTGTAACTGTAGGTAAATCTTGTGTTGTATATGCAACCGTATCATAAATTAAAAATGCATCACCTCTAGCTTCACAAACATCAACAGCTTTTGTTATAGTAGCTGTATGATCATTTCCTAAATTATCAACAATTCCTGGTAATAATATTAAATTAATATCATATTCATCAGCATTAGATAATAAAGTAAGAGCTTCTGAATAAGCACTTCCACCTCTAGTAGCAGTTCCATCTAATCTAAATCCTTGTGAATTGGTTGTTCCTATCTTATCATAAAAATCATAAGCGGCTGATGCATAATCTCCACTCATTCTACCCATAGAATCAAATCCAGCTTCACCATTAGTTCCACCTATAAATGAACCATGATAAGAACCACTACCAATACCTGGAAGAGAAGCAGAAGCTGCACCAACTCTAACATTACCATTTTCA